TTAAAGCTATGTCCAAGATTAAAGATGAAGCTGGGGCTAACATGGACTTCATGATTGAGTATGAGGGCGTGTTCGCTGGTGATACAGAGGGCGGTTTCTTCAAGTTAGAAGACATTGTTAGAAATAGAACCATTCAAAAAACTATGGTTCCTATGACCGATGAACAGTACGCAGAAAATCAACGTTTAAGTAAGCCTAAGAAAACGTGTAACATTAACAAGATTAAAGGTGAGATAAGGGTTATTTCTCTTGACGTTGCCCTTGCTGGTGGGTCAGCCAACGACACCTCAGCCATTATTTTAATGAGACTACTTCCACATGGAGACTCATACCACCGACACGTTGCTTACATTGAGTCAGTATATGACACTATAGAGACAGACAAGTTGGCACTTAAGTTCAGACGGTTATTTGAAGATTTTGAATGTGACTATGCAGTAATGGACGCTCAGTCTTATGGTTATGGTGTTTATGACGCTCTTGCAAGCGTTATGATTGATAACGAAAGAGACAAAGAGTATATGCCATGGTGTTCTATCAACGATGAAGCTATGAAGAAGCGTCATAAGAACAGTTCTGCTTTACCAGTCTTGTATACGGTTAAAGCTAATGCTCAGTTTAACAGTGATATTGCTTGGGAACTGAGAAACGCATTTGAGCGTGATAAGATTAAATTACCAATCTCTGACATTGAACGCAAAGAACAGATGATAAGTAGCGAGTCTGCTAAGTATCTGTCTATGAGCGAGTATGAAAAAATCAGAGTTTTATCATCTTACCTACAGTCCTCATTACTGACATCAGAAATGGTATCACTTAAGAGTGAGATTGTAGATGGTGGTAAGGTAAGAATTAAAGAATCTGGTAAGAGCACGAAAGACCGATACACAGCTTTAGCGTATGCAAACTATTACGCAGCTGAAATCGAAAAGAAACTACTTACAGAGGAAAGCAATGAAGACGACTACGGTAGCTTTATTGCATTTATCTAGTTAAACAGGGGGCGACAGATGGTTAATAACAACAATAGACGTAATTATAGACAATCTCGAAAAAACAAACCCTTGTTTGATGTTTCCGAGTATAGTAGAAACTTAGGAGTTAACAATTACGCTAAGATTGGTCAAGACTTCAAACGAAGATTATCTGGACTACAAAACGTAACTGTTACTGATTCAGTATTAGACGGTTACTTGCGTGACCCGTTGGCAAACTACATCAATATAGCTCAAGCAGCTATTAACTTAGCTTTCCGAGAGGGCGAAGTTAAAAACTGGTTGAATTATATTGTATCGCTACCAACGTATAACCACAACATTTTTGCGGTTCCTAACGAAAAAAGTAACTATGAAACCAGTGCAACGGTTAAAGATTATATTGACGTTGCCAACTACTTAGATAAGTACGACATCAAAACGTATGCACCGTACTTTATCGAGAGAACTTTGATTAACGGTATGTCTTTCTTCTACGAAGTGCAAAACACATCAGGCGTTGCCTATTGGGAGTTCCCAATTAGTATGTGTAGAATCTATATGGTAGAAGATGGTATTTATAAGTGGTGTATTGACGTAACTAAGTTACAACAAGACATCATCGACAACCCACTCTTCCCTAAAGATATTCGAGAAGCTAAGCTGAAAGAAGACAAGACTAACCCAGAAGAGTTCTATGAAAACAAATGGTACTTAGTAAAGAATAAGAAAGCAGTAGCTTTCTGTTTAGACCAGTCAGTTATTAGTAACGGTGGTATTGCTACTTCTCATTTGTTACCATTCTTAAAAGATATTACTAGTTTACAAACTGCTAAAGCCAACATTGATATTAAGAACAAGGTTGACGCTGTACGTTTGATTCATGGTAAGATTCCAAAAGACAAAGACGGTAAGATTACCGTATCCGCTAAGGACGCAGCAGAGTGGAACAAGTTACTTAAGAACGGTATCCCAGAGGGTATTGACGTAGTAACTACTCCTTTTGACATGGATAGTATTAACTTATCAGGTGCTGCAAACGCTAAGGCTTACGACACTGTTAAAGACGCAAGCCGACAACTCTTCCAAGGCGCTGGCGTATCAAGTCAGCTGTTCGGTGATGATACTGATAGCTCAGTCGTTATCAAGTTCTCTATCACCAAGGACATTTCTTGGACATTGAATAGGTTCCTACCTATGCTTACTAAATATTATAATAAAGTATTATCTAATGTCAAGACCGAAAGCGGTATGACATGGAGAATACATTTCTTGAGACAGTCTAATATGACATTAGACGAGGACGTTAAGCGCTACAAAGACGCTATTACAGTAGGTGGTTCCAGAACCGACTACTTAGCGTCTATGGGCCAATCTCCATTAGATGTTTATTCTAAACTTCTAACGGAGCAACAAGTTCTGAATATTGACGCATTGATGGTTCCAAAAGAATCGTCTTATACCATGTCTGGAAAATCATCTAGTGGTTCCTCTGACGCTGAGGTAGGCAGACCCGAAACATCAGAGCCAACAGACGATACAGATAGACTACGGAGTGCTCAATAAAAATAGGTAGGGTGGTTACAATTAAGGAAACTAATGTATTACGACTACCAGCGACTTATGAGTTGCAACTTCAAGACTCAGACGATAGATTTCAAAAAGTCAAGGTCTGGGTTGCCCATACTGGAGAGAACTTAAATCATACATCTTTCGACAGAGAAACGTTAGAGGGTATGTCTAAGACCTTACCTTATACCCCAATCGTGGGTTATATTGAGCCTAACAAGGAAGAAGATGATGATTTCAGTGACCACCGACAGAAAATAACTGTAACTGTTGATGGGGTCAAGATTGAATATTCATGCGTGGCCTATGGGTTTGTCCCAGAAGACGCTAACGCAAAGATAGAATACAAGGACGGGAAAGAATGGTTAACCTGTATTGGTTACATTTGGACTAAGTTCTCGAAAGCTATGAATATTTTTGAGTCTAGTAACGGTACTAAGAGTCAGTCAATGGAAATTGATAACGTATCTGGTCACGTTGACTCAAGTGGTTTATTCCATATTGAGGACGCTAGATTTACAGCTCTATGTATACTAGGCGACCACGTTCCACCAGCTATGTCAGGAGCAAACGTATCATTCTTTGAGCGCAGCTTCTCCCACAGCTTTAAGTTGGAATTTCAACAGTTCGTCTCAGAAGTTATGGGACAGCAAAATTCTGAAAAGGGGGTGCAAAATTCTTTGGAAAAAGCGAACGAAACAGAGGTTTTTGAAACAGTAGAAACGGAAGAAACCGAAGTAGAAACTAATGCGACAGAAGATTATTCTGAAAAGGTTGAAGAAGCTGTTGCGGAAGAAAGTGAAGAAGTAGCTGACGAGCAACCAGAAGAGGTTAGCGAGACAGAAGAATATTCAGCTGACGAAGAAGAGCAACCAGCCGAAGAGGTTGAAGCTGAAACTGAACCAGAAAGCTCAGAACAAGAATGTGATTGCGGTTTATTTGAATTAAAATACCAATTATCTTATGAAGATATTCGTTCTAAACTTTATGACGCATTAGATGGCGATGCTTGGATTATCGAAACTAATGATACTCATGTAACTTATCAAACTGGTTACAGTGACAATAGTCGATTCTTCAAGTCTGCTTATGCTATTGAGGGCGATAATGCAGTTCTTGGTGAGACAGTTGAATTGTTCTCTATGTTCTTAACTGAACAAGAGAAAACAGCTATTGAGTCTCAACGTGAAATGATTGAGTCACTCAACAGTGCTATTGCTGAATTACAAGAATTTAAGGCACAGGTTGAGCTTGGAGAAAAACTAAGCTTAATTGACAGTTATGCTACTCAAATGTCTAATGAGGTAGTAAAAGAGTTTAAGGATAATGCTTCTAATTACAGTTTAGAAGAATTAGATAAAGAATTGATTTATGCAATTCACAAAAATGACAGTAAAAATATGAACGCAAGTGCAAGTGTAGCCGCTTACTCATTCAATGGTAAGACAGAATCTTATGGCTACGGTAGCTTAGACGCATATTTTAACAGAAAATAAGGAGACTATTAGATGGCAAAGAAAAACTATTTACGTCTTGACAAAATTAGCAACTCTGCCCACATTGAATCAGTAGTATTAGCTGACGCTGAATTACTTGCTGGCCAATTCGTTAACTTGGGTAAAGTTGTGGATACTGAACAAGGTGAAGCTGTTGTTGCTACCAAAGCGGCTACTAAAGCTAAGGCTGACGCTATTGTAGCACCTGTATATATTGACAAAAGA